GGCGCCCTCGATATATACCGGGCGCCCGCTTGGAAAGTTGCAGAATGGCAAACAGTACAGTGCGTAGATTCTGCTTCACGTGGAATAATCCCACGGAGTTAGATTTCGCTCTGTGTAGTGAATTCATAAAGAAGTATTGCAAATATGGCATCGTTGGAAAGGAAATCGCTCCAACAACCGGGACTCTCCATTTGCAAGGGTTTTGTAACCTTCAAAAACCCATGCGCTTCAGTACCATCAAGCAGCGTCTCGATAACAGAATCCATCTTGAGAAGGCAAATGGATCCGACGAAGAAAACCAAAAATACTGTTCAAAATCAGGCGACTTTTTTGAAGAGGGGAGTCCCGGATTTCCCGGACGGCGTACGGATCTGGAGTCCCTCGTGTCTTCCATCAAGAACAGAGAAGTCACCACACTCAAAGGCGTGGCTGAGATGCATGGCGCCTGTTTTATCAAATACCATCGTGGAATACAAGCATACATGCAGCAAATGGTGCCCATTCAACCCAGAGATTTTAAAACTGAAGTCTATTTCTACTGGGGACCACCCGGAACCGGTAAATCGCGCCGCGCTGCTGAGGAAGCACGAACAAGGTTTCCCAATAACCCTGACACAGGCAGAGATGAAGTATACTACAAGCCGAGAGGACTCTGGTGGGATGGTTACGAACAACAAAAAGCAGTGGTAATCGATGACTTCTATGGATGGATCAAATATGACGAAATGCTAAAAATCTGCGACCGTTATCCATACAAAGTACAAATAAAAGGAGGGTTTCAAGAATTCAAAGCAGAAGCAATATGGATTACATCAAATGTATCAATTGATTTATTATATAGATTTACTGGGTATGACCCAGCGGCATTACAACGACGTATGACATGTATTGATTATATGGATTAAACATCATTAATTGTATTCTGATTAAAGAATTTCACATATATATCTTGTTTTATTGTAAATGTAGCCTTTGACCCCGCTGGCGCTGTTGACAATCCCTGATACAACATTCCTCCCAAATATATCGTAGGTAAATTCTTCGCATGCTCAGTATCCCACCATGGGATCTTCGGACGATATACAATATTATCGGACCGTGTAGTATCTCCTGTATTAGCATACGTAACAGTCAAAATAGAAGGAACACTTCTCAATATGGCACTTCGCCATGATGGATACATCTTCGCCTTATCAATAGACAGGTAATCAGAGGCCGAAGTACGGGCAGGAATAAACTTATGATAAGGAAATAGTATATAATTTCCGAGGGCACTAGACGAATTATTTCCAACATTCTGATGCGGATATATTCTAGTAACAACTTTAACAAATTTCGCAAATTCAAAATTCTGGGCAACGTCGAGATATTCTGGAAATCCAGCGAGTTGAATGTGCAACTCCTGCAATGTGTTCTTCGTGGCGTCAGCTTGAAATGTCTGTAGTCTAGTAAGCTTAGTCATCATGCAGCCAAATTTAGATCTACGCCTTCCATACCGGCGACGACGCCTAATACGGCGTATACTGCGAACCGGTCTCCGCCTAGCAACACGACGTCTGAACCGCGCCATAGCAACAGAGCAACTAACGGAAAACCTGACGCAACCGGATTCGGTTCCGCTCAGGAGTGGGGGGCTACGAGGTTACAGCTACGAGGTGGCGGGTAATACTATACCGCCACCTCGGTGTTGCTATGCCCCGTGTTGCTAAGTAAAGAGCGCCGCTGCGCGGCGCTTTTTGGAACTACTCTACCGGGGCTGTGAGTGCATGCAGTAAGCTCAGAGGACCCGGGCTCCCCGCTTACGGGGCGGGGCGACAC